GCAAAGCGACCTTTGAATCGGGATGGTTCTCTGCATATTCTTTTAATGCTTGTTCGGTAAATATTCTCATTGGTTACTCAATTATCGTGTGACAAAAATACATATATAATTCTATAATTCAAAATTATATTCTAATATTTATAATTTAAAAGAGCAAAAAAAATAGCGGCAACTCTTTGAAGCCACCGCTAACTATTTTTCTTATACTAAAACTATAAGTCCCGTAATTTTTCTAACTAAGAGGCGTTTTTCTTTCCCTTATCTCCGATTTGCTCATTCTTTGCTGCTTGTTCCTCTTTAATTTCTTTCAATTCGCTTTCGATGCGGTCAGCATTTCCGGCAAACATGATTCCCTCACGCGTTGACCAGATGCCACCACTGACAGCGGAAACGGCAGTAGTCACCTTATCATTCAAATCATCAATCATATATGGAACCAGTTCTGTTTCTATGTCAATGGTCTGCGATGCCTTGCTAAACTCGGTTGGATTGATAGAGCCTAAAGCGGAAACAATGAAATTTACTCTTCGCTGCAAGAACTCACCGATAACCTCACCGTGATTTTCTACCGCCATATGTGCACCCATAAACATGAAGCGGAAAGCAGTGCCGGAAGCCTTGCCTATGCCTTTCAATGTCTCAAACGATATTCTTGGAGTGTTTGACATATCATAAGCCATATTAGTGAGTGTTTCTGCTTCAAAACGTACCGTATCCGGAACTTGGTTCCACGTCAGATACTGGGCATCCGCACCTTCACCTGTAAGTTTGACCATTCTATCCTTAACCTTACCCATGAAACCCTCTACATCTCCAATTAGCTTCAGCAGTGGGAAGAAATGGTAGTCTATACAATCAGCATAATTAGATAACAGTTTTTCCAGCCGGACACGGAATGTCTTTATCTTCTTGCAATAAGATTCAGGACGATAAGCATAGAGAACCGGTAGTTTTGGGAATCCATGAGCAAAAGGCGTTCTTTCTTCATACCCTTTAGACAAATCCCATTGATAAACCATTTTGTCCGTGATAGTCATAAAGCAGGTGACCTCCGAATCATCCATGAGCTTCTTTTTATACTCACGTGAGAAAGCAATCATTTTACCTTCGTCGTTAAAGAACGGGTATAGCTTATCACCTCTGAATGGAGACCATAACACGCTTTTCAGTTTCTTGGTGGGCTTGACCTTGCCACCGAACGTAGTCTTAACTTTCTTCCAAAACTTTGCCCAAAACGAATCATCATCGGTAACATACCAATATTCTGCCGCTTCTTGTTCGGAGAGCCAGGCACGGACAATCTTCTTGTTTTGGTATTTGATTTTGTTGGATTTAAATACAGCCTTTACCGCATCCAGCAGCTTCTTTTCATCATCATCAGTCGGAGTGCAATCCATAGACGGTTCTGTGCCGACCGTGAAAGCTGTTTGAATGTTCACTATATCTTGTTCCAATGGAATGGAAATACGGTTCACCGGTTCAGTCTTATACTTTGCTTCGATTTCATAAGTCTTACCAGTTTTTTCATCGAATACTTTTTCGGATTCCTTATCAAGTACTTTTCTGTCCGGATACTTCTTTTTGTCAACCATGATTTCATGTCGTTCCGGATTCCAATCATCCCAAAGTTTGCAACGGTCGGGAAGTTCAGTCTTCCTACCTTTCTTCAGGTAGTTTATCTTCTGCCCGATGTCAGGCAATGCTAATATTTCTTCTAAATTCAATGGCATAGTTTATATTTTTAATGTGTGAATATTCCTGTTAAATCTTTCGGCTTCTGAATCTTGCCAAGAAGCTCACCCAATACATAGTAACGTACAGCATCTATTCCGTGATTGTCATGGTCTTCCGGTTCGTTGATATAGTTCCCGTCCTTATCCTTTGCCCAAACATACTTTCTGAACTCGCTTTGCAAGTTGTACGAGCGTTTGGTTATATAAATCTCCATATCTTTCATTTTGTCAATTCCGGCATTGATAGAGCCTGCACCTTTCTCTACGGCATATATCTTGATTCCTCCGTTGTGTATCTCTTGAATCAATCGAGGGTCAGCACTGTCAGCTATGACTTTCAATCCCCACGGGCGAAGAGTCTTGATGATGTCAGAAGAAAGCAATCCAGTACGGTAATCCACTTCATCCAAGTAAAGGGCGTTATCAACGATACCACAACGAATGGAAGCAGACGGGTCATGCGTATAACCGAAGTCTTGCCCGAAAGCAATTTTCTTTGCCCAAGCCGGGAACTCGTCAACAATTCCCCACTTCTTGAACACAGCACCTTCTGCAACGTCAGCCCACCGGCCGATAACCACATGAGCATACTTTTCAGGATTACTCACCTTTATATCCTCTACCTCTTTTAGAAACTCCGGTGAAAGATTCTCCAAATTATCAAAGTAAGTCGTATGAATGTGGAGCACATTCGGATGAGTGGAAATCTGAACCTGCACACCGTCAATCTCTACCAGCTTGTGAGTTTTCTCAATGTATTTCTTGTAGATGAAGTGATTGGAATCGCATGGGTTCATTATAATGATAATCCGGTTCTGAATACCCTTCTTGCGAATGGAGAGCATTATCTTGTCGAACTCATCTTCGCTTATCCACTCTTCCGCTTCATCGCAGACAAAAGTCGTAATGCCTTGAATGGATTTCAGTTTTGCTGTCTGGTTTCCGGAAGAAGTCTTGATACCCCGGAACATGATACGGCTCTTAGTCATCTTATTGACTATGTCCGTCTTTGTGGTCTTGAAATATTTCGTGGTACCGTCCAAATCTATCTTCTCCATCATTTCGGGGATGATAGACATACCGGCAGAAACCATCGTGTAACGGGTGTAAAGAATCTGATGAACTATTTTCTCTACGGGAGTCATTTCAAAAGTCAACCGCTCAATAAAAGTAGAAGCATTGAAAGACTTTCCGCTACCACGCCCACCGGTGATAAGAATTATAAATTTTTCCTTATCCTCATATAATGGATGGTAAATTTCTTGGGGTACTATCATTTTAGCTTGTCTTTAATCCAGGAATCAATGTTGATGCCATGCTCTATGTCTGTTGGAATATCAGCGTCTTCATCTTGTTTGCGCTCAATCTTTCTCCAATCTTCATCATGGTGGTACAGCCAAACGGACATTGCTTGCAAATTAGGAGCCAACTCGCTTTCGCTAACTTGTAATTCGTCCTCACCTGTCAAATTTCCCTCTGAATCACGGAGCTTTCTTACCACGGTGCTTTTGGTTTTTATGCCACCGAGAGCCATTGCAAGGAATTTAGCCCTTACAGTGGCATTGATTGTCGCGCGCCCACGCGCTAAGACTTCGGATATTTCGGTGTACTCACTTTTCTTTTCGCAGAATGTTTGAGGCAAAATCCCTATGGCATAAGCAATTTCCTTGTCAGTGAATCCCTTTTTGGCATACGATTCCACGAGAGAAAGAAATTCCTCGCTTGTATAATCAAACTTAGGCTTTCTTCCTCCTTTACCTTTTCTATTTTGAGATTCACTATTGCTCATAATTTTAACCGTTATTGTTACCCATATAGACACGGCGAGAAATTGGCTTGTTTCCATAGACATCAACTCCTCTTTTTGAGAAATAGCTATCTATTTTCTCAGCATATCTTCCCATTATGGATTTCGTTCTATCCCTTATGTTTCTTTGTCTTGCAGAACCTAACCCGTATTGTCTTCCAGCGTTGTACATTATTCGTCTGGACTGCTGATATAACTGGCTATATGTTTTCTTTCTAACTCAGCTTTCCTCCCAATAATTAATCTATTCTTTCTACTTGTTCATCAAAAACTTCTCCCTTTATAAACTTCATATCTGGTTCATACCCGAACCTTTCGCAGAAAGCGGCTTTAGCTTCATAGGTATCGAAGGACAACATCACATAGGCATCCATGTTCTCAGCTTGCTTCTGTGCGTTTTCTTTCACCTGATGCTTGACCTCTTTCATGTGGGCTACCTTTTCAGCACGTTCCAACTGTTTGGCGGCTTTATCGGCTTCTTTCTGTTCGGAAACTGGGACCATCATATCAGACAAAGCATCCGCAATAGAGTTTTCCTCTTCGGTCTGCAAAAGATAGTCGACACCAATCATGTTTAGGTCAGCATCGGTCAGTCCTGCATCTTTCCAGTCTATATCAGGAACAATACGAGCGAGAGCGTCAAAATCCCATGTACCTTGTGCGTTGGGATTGTTCATTAGAATATTCAACTCTTTTTCCTGCTGCTCGTCCACGTCAATCACATCAACACGAATGCGGTAGTCATTGTCGGGAAACTTCTGCAATTCGTCCATGACAGACAAACGCTGATGTCCACTGACTACGGTAAGCCCGGTACGCTTATTCACAACTATTCCACCTACCAATCCGAATTTCTTGATGCCACGTTTCAGTGTCTTACGTGATTCATCGGAAAGTTTCCGGGGATTATAGTCTGCAAAGTGAATGGCAGAGCGGTTAAGTTCCACCGATTCACTCTTTATGTATTTTGATAATTCCATATTAGCCATTACTTAGACCGAAACCTCTCTGCCGAAGAGTATTCCTTTCGGCTCTTGCTATAAGATTATCACGAGATTGTTTTGCACGCCTGCTTGCAGCACTGCTACTCCATGTATTTTTTCTTCTCCAATTAGCTTCGCTCAATCTTTCTGCCTGAGCATATATCTGTTCTCTTGTCTTTCTTTTTCTGACTCAGCAATCCTCCTTATTAATTTTGTTGATTATGATACTCCCAAAGCACTCTTTCAGCCATCGGGAAAACTTCGTAAATTCTCTGTAAGTCCTGTGGGTAATTCTTCTCCATCCAAAGCATACAGTCAAGATTGAAACCGACACCCGAACTGGCTTTCAATGAATATCGAACTGGTTCGGGTAAATTGTGCTGCCTCATATAAGCAAGAATATCCTTTTGTGTCCAATCAGCCAAAGGATAAACCATACCGTTATTCTCGTAACCGTTTACCTCATACCCTTTCAACATAAGTCTACGATTCATACCATCAGCTTTTTTCATGCCCAAGAATGTATAATAAACTCCATGAGTAAGTTGCATAGCCTTTACCACATCTGCCAACTTCAACAGCTTTACTTTCGGATTTGGCACACAATACATACCGCCACGGAGAATATAAGTGAGATTCCAATGTGGTACTTGAACAAACTCTATTTTCGGATATTTGGCTTTAGTCCAGTTTATCCAACGGTTAATATGTTCCAAATTCTTAACGAAATACATGAACACGCAAACAATCCGGTCAAACTTCGGATAGACTAAATCAAGCAGAACAAGCGAATCTTTGCCAAGTGATAAAAACAGTAAAGCCTCATTCGATTTTACCCGAATGAGGTCTATATATTGACTCGCTTGTTCTACTTTGTTCATAGCTAGCCACCACTTAAACCAAATGAAGTACGAAGATCACTGTAACGCTGTCTGCGTGATCCTAACTGTGTGGCACTTGCTGTACCTCTACGATTGGCAACCAATCTACCACCTGCCCCTGCACCATTCATATTTCTGCGAGGCCCGGCTACTCTGTTAATTCTTCTTGCGACTCTGCTTTCTAATTTTAAAAGTTAAACAAATCAATCTATATGTTTTTCTAATATCTTGCCCAAAGTATAATTCATTTGTGCAGCAAGATATTCTTCGCCTTGATGTTCGTAAACAATATCATTACCGTTTTCATCTGTGAGAATAACAGCTTCTGCTGCTTTCACTTCAACGATAATATAAGGACGTTTACCTGTATATGCACCTGTCAGAAGCTTGATTGCATCGTACTTGATAGGCTTCAATTCTACCTCACCTTCTTCAGGCAGTTCTGCATCAGCCGGATATTCTTTACCGCCACATAGGTAAGTGATATACTTCTTAGCGTTAGTTGGTCTGATTTCACGGTATTCGTGGGTTTTCTTGCCTGCCAAGATTTCATCGAAATACTTCTGTTTGATGCTTAATGTAAGAATGTTCATAATCGTGTCAAATTTAAATTAATACTCAATAGTTGCGGGGGGCTGAATCGAACAACCGACCTTCACCAAGTCAAAGTGAAAAGCTACCACTGCTACACCCCGCGATAGTACCCCAAAGGTACTACCACAACCAAAGATAACGAAATATCTTCAATCGTTATACACGACAATTGGCTTATTGTCGTGAACTAAGCCATTTATCCCGTCTTTCTCTACACGCCTCTAAGGTAGGCGCACAACAAGCAAAGAGTTCACCACTTTCAGTACGGTAATCGTACTGGTACATTCTCACTCTTTTACCTCTCAACCTGGTGTTGTAGGTAGTGTAATTCTCTTTACCGGGTTGACATACGCTGCAACCGTTTTTGTTTATTGAGTTCATAAGCTAATCTATAAAAGTGTTATTGCAATATTCTTTCACTCTCTTTAAGTCAGGATAGCCACTTTTACAAACAATATCACCCACTATTGAATCATGCTTAATATGTCTGTCAAGATAGTCAATCAACCGTTGTGCTGCATCCTCTTTCGTAGCTGCCACAAATCCCATACCCGCAAAGTTGCCAACAAGCCATTCAGAAGTCACTGTCACACCTCTTTCGTCTGTGTATATGTGGTATTCTGAATTAGGTAAACTCTCTATCAATTCAATAATTTCTTTCGGTGTTACCATGTCAATCTATATTTATCGTTTCACATTCAATCTTTCTTCACTCGTGTAAGCCACTACAAACCCAGTTTCATCATGCTGTATGGTGATGTACTTTTCACCCCTCTCTATAGTAGAGAAGTCGTATGGTGTACATAGCTTACCTAACACTTTGCCCAGTTGTTTCATCAGTGGGGCTTCAGGACTGATAACTAAAACTAAATCTGCTTTCATAATCGTGTATATTGTGGTAGCCATAAGGCTACCGGATTAGAACTCAACCAATATCAATCTTTCTAAAGAACCTGATGCTTTCACCCACATATGATTATGTCCGAAACCATAATCGAAAAACAGTTTAAAATAAGGGTATCTTACTATTAAAGAGTTCATACAGCCTCTTAACTCGTCTTCTGACATACAAGAAGTTATTTCATTGATAATTTGAACGAAAAGGTGTAAAACTTCTGGTTCATTATTCAATAACGGTTTTTCTATAACTGCTTTTAAAAATATATTTTCTTAGTCATATCCTTCTATATTGCGCAGGGCTTTCGCCCTGCTGGTTAAACTCAGTTTATTTCGTAATAAGGTTGCTCGCCTCTAATAACTCTCTTTGCATCTGCAATGCTATCATACAGCTTTGATTCGTCATTATCTATGATTACAAATTCTTGATGAAAGCCATCTTCAAACACTGTTATTATGTGACCTTTGTAACTTACTTCTCTGATGATATTCTTTGTTGTCATAATCGTATATCTTTTAATTGTTATTACTTCGTTTCTGATGATGCAAATGTAAATGATATATTTGACACTACAAACAAAATAAGAAAGTATATTCTTTCATTTAACAATATTTCGTAAATGATATATTTGACACTACTATAATAAACGTATCTTTGCAAAAAAAACTAAAGGTATGAATAGAATAGAATTGCTTATTAAAGAAAAGGGGTTTAATATGACATCTTTCGCAGAAAAAATGAACACTACCAGACAGAACCTATATGCTATATTGAAAAGCCCGTCTTATCCAACACTTGAAAAGGTTGCGGAAGCCCTTGACGTTCCGATGTGGCAACTCTTTGCTTCACCGGAAGAAGTGAAAAATGATGCCAATACTATTACCTGCCCTCACTGTGGTGGAAAAATTCATTTTGACGAAGAGCCACGTATGCCGGAACATAAGAATATACGAGGGAAAGAATACTATAAATAAAGAAAGGAGAATAAAACATATGGGAAAAAGGATTTATGTCAATGGAGGAATCTTAATAACGACTCCATTTTTTGCATATAAGAATGCAGGGGCATCATACGATCTCCCTCCTGAAAATTCTGAAATTATAGAGCCCAATACTATAACTGAAACAGGAGAGCCTTACCTTGAAATTAGCAATGAGCATCCCCAATCTATTTTTAATGAATATTACGCAAAAACATTCTTTACAACACAACATACATTTGCTTATTTTTTTGCAAAAGACTTTATCGGATCATATAATGATTTTAAGCAAAGAATTGATGAAATCCAAAGTGTAATTAACATCAAAGGATTGGACGAACAAAAACAAAATATCATCAATAAATTGTCATATATTAATATCATTACATCATTAGATACATTTATTTGTGACATTATTTTAACCAAAATAATCCAAGACGAAGAAAGTTTCAATAATTTTTTCAATTCAATTCCTCCATGCAAGAAAAAAGATGAAATGACTAAATTAAAAGAAGACAATCTTGTTGCCCAATGGGAGCAAAAGGTCATAGAATATGTAATGAGGACATCTTATAGTAACATTGATACTATAAAAGATATACTCAAAGAATTATTTAAAGTTTCTATAATCGACACAAATGGGAAAATGAAAAAACACTTCTATTATAGGAATTTATTAGCACATAGAAATGGTAGAAAAAAAGATGGAGGTTATATCAATATAACTAATGAAGAACTTAAATCCTTAATAACTGATACGCAATCCATCGCAAAACAAATCCAAACAAAAATTAAGCCGGAGCACTAAGCCCCGGCTCATTAATTGATTAGCCCTTTGATTCTTAACCGATTTACGATTTCGGTGTAAAGATACTCTATATCTCCACTGAAATCCCCATAGTTCTGATACAGAAATACGACATCAGCACAATTGTCGGAAATTGTACTCTTGGACTGAATCCCCAATACTCTTGACATCTCCTCACGTAGCCCTGCTGTCATTTTCCCACCGGCAAGCGAACTTGGAGAAAACAGGTACAGGATAATGAAAATGAACTTCTTCCGCTGGGTAACACTGTCAATATTCGGTGGACATCCTCTCTCATTCAGCAACTCAACGAATATTTTGTAGATTTCATGGATAAGGCTTTTGTCTTTCAAAATTGGGGTGGTCAAGGCGTTTTCTTCCTCTGAAAGTTCTGATTTCTCAATTCTAATCTTTTTAAGGCGAATTATTTTGTTAAAATCCAGTTCCATAACACGATTATTTTAAAAGTAAATAGTATATTTGCATCATAATCGTGTAAGGAAGAGCTGATTCATGGTCGTGCGTGGGTTGGCTCTTTTTCATTCTTCCCCATTCGTGCTGATGAATGGTTTCTTTTCCAAATCATAGCAGGTGATATATACCCGTTTCCCATTAATATCACATAGAGCAAGGGCATATCCTTTCTCCAGTATTTTAACCGGCTGATTGTCGCAATAGACAGTACTTCCAACCGGAACTCTTATAAAATGACGTACTATCATTTGATTATCTTTAGCTTGTTATACCAGCGTGAAGAGAAAGGGAACCACCCGATTAGGAATGATTCCCCGAAAATAGTTACTTTATATAGTTTGCTCATATTTGTTCAGTTTTGCTCTAATTTATTCTAACGTACTTACCTGCAATATCACAAGTTTTTATTACCTCCGCATTATCCTCACCAAAAGCGATGAGAATACTACCACAGCCGGGAGAATCTCCACGAGTTCCGTCTGGACGGAAGAATCTGATTCGGTTACGCAAGAATTTCATTGCCGTTGCCTTCTCGAATATCACATCCTGAAACATCTTTGAATCGCAACGATTGAAAAGTAAAGCAATGCCGTTTCCATGTTCTGCCATCCGTTTAACGAAACATTCTATAAGAGGACGGGAATAAGGTGGGTTCAACCAAACGCGACCTTTCCATTCTTGTTTTAATCCATCGTCATTTTTGTTGTACATGACATTTGCCGTTTTATAGGGGGGGCTACTGGGGCACATGGGTCTAAATCAAATTCACCCAATGCGTCTATAATTTCTTTCGGTGTGTACCATTCATCGGTACTATTAGCCGATTTTTCAAAGGTTGTATTCATTTCTGTTCCGTTATTAGTTAATTGGCAGTTTCATAAAGCACATCCATATCGTTTTACTTTGTCGGCCAGTGGTATGCCCAAACAAAGGCTTATAAGGTATAATGGATAAAACTTCATTGACTTTTATTTCACTCTCACTCCATTTGAATACCAATGTCCCGTTGGGCTTTAGGACACGCATACATTCATCAAAACCGCTTTTTATCATTTCTTGCCAATTATCCGGAAGCCTACCATATTTCTTTGCCATCCATGATGTTTTGCCAAGTGTTTTCAAATGTGGCGGGTCAAACACGACCATGTAGAAAGAGCTATCCTCAAATGGCAAGTTGGTAAAATCAGCCACTATATCAGGTCTTATTTCTATTATCCTAATCTTATCTCTGTCCTTGGCCGTAAGTGTTTCCGAACGTTTGTCAACAAATAAGGCAAGAGGATTATATTTGTCAAACCAAAACATTCTACTGCCACAACAGGCATCTAATATAAGTTTTCCATTTTCCATTAAGCTATTTCTTTTGATTTCTTCAATCTCAACTTTCTCAATACTTTGCAAAGTGCTTCAGTATTTTTTCTCGCTTGTGTAACCTCCACCGCATTCCCGATAAATTTCTTTTGGTCAGCTTGTGTGCCTATTAAAACATAATCTTCAGGGAATCCCATAATCTTTTTGAGTTCCGGAATGCGAAGCATCCGCATTTTAATATCCACTATGCCATACAGTGCCATGAACTCCTTTATCTTCACGGTCATAGGACTATCATTGTTGTAGATTTCAATCGATACCTGACCGCTTTCTGTTGCTACCAGATAAGGCGGCATCTTATCCATGCGGGCTATTAATGTGAAGCAGGGGCTATCAACAGAGCCGCCAGCACTGTTGAACTGTGGATTCATCAGATAGTGCCATTTCCTGTTTGCGGTAATGGTCTGGGAGGGTTCCTCTATACTGCTACTTACATTTGAGAATGCAGTATTCATTATCCACGGCTGGTATGTTACCAAGTTTTGTTTCGGTGTTGTGGTAACAGCGGGGCATGGCGAGTTTATATCAGACACCTGACCACCTCCAGAATATTGATTCATAAAAAATGGAGATACAAGAGAAAGTCTGTCTTTCGTCAGAAGTGTAGGACAAGGCTGGTTAATATCCTTTCCTGTATCCTTAAAGTTATAAGAACACATAAATTGGCTTTCAATTAAAGCCATCCTGTCCTTCGTTGTGACCGTAGGTGCAGGAAGTTCCACCGAATGATTATGCCCGTTCCCATAGTAAGCCGATACAAAAACGTGGTGGTCTTTACAAGTGATTGCTCCAGCCGGTTCTTCCACTGATACGTTCTTGCTGTCGGGGTGTCCGCTAAACTGCTTAGAGAGGAAACAAACTTGCGCTACTCCAAGTCTGCTTTGCGTGGCTACCACCGGACATGGTTCGTCAATCCCAGGAGCGTTATATTTCCCTGTACGGCTCATAGAATTATACTTTACGAGGAAGGCATCCTTTCCGCCGGCTACAAACTTGATAAGTCCGGCATAGATACGTTCAAGCGTTTTCTCTGCAAGAGGCTTTTCCCTGAAGATGGTAGTTCCTTCATCAGAGAAATCAAGCACATCTTTTACCGGCTTCCACTTCTCCAGCCGCGAGAACATATCTTGCCTACCACCTTTACAGTGGGTCGGTTCAGGGAATACTATCGGCAAGTTCTTTTTAGCAAAGATGCCGAAGAAGCGTTTTCTTGTGGTGTAGGCACCGAAGTCGGCAGCATTTAAGATGCGGTGCTCAAAGTTGTAACCGTACTTCTTGACATTGCGCACCCACTTTTGATAAAGCCGGCCTTTGTCCATGCTGATAGGTTTCCCATTCTCATCCATATCTCCCCATGACATAAACTCTTCTACATTTTCAATCTGAATGTAGTCAGGGTCTATAACATCAATATAACGGAAGAGATGTTCTGCCAACGTTCGGCTGTCGGCATCTCTCGGCTGACCGCCTTTGGCTTTCGAGAAGTTGGTACACTCCAAAGAAGCATGAAGCATTATCATGGCATCAGGGTATAGCTGACGGATACGTTCTACAATAGTGCTTATCGGGGAAAGTTCCAGTGTACGGATATCCTCAATAAAGTGAAGTGCATCAGGGATATTGGCATCATGTGAAAGGATGGCATTCTTGTCATGGTTCACACAGCAAACAACCTTTCCACATCTATTTCCATCCAATCGTGCTTCTTCCACACCTTCGGACAAACCGCCGGCGCCACAAAAGAGATCAATAACAAATAGTTCTATATCGGACAGACCTTCAATGGATTTTAAGATATTTTTCTGCGATTTCATAACTTCTCCTTTTTAAACAGGTGGCTGAACGCATTATCCAAATCCAAGTCCAGATTCAGTTTGGACGGGAAAGATTTAATGTATTCGTACATCTTATAAGCGAGGTTGTCATCATCACCGCATCTGTCAATCAGTGTGAGCAACATGGCGTTCACCATGTCAGAATCATTGCCGAAGTTTTCCTGAGTGGATTCGCTGCAATGATTCACATCACTTTTCAATCTCTTTATCGCGGCTATGACTGTGTTGAAGTTTCTTTTTGAATCGTGCCGCAATTCAAAGCCTTCCTTCTTGTATTGCTGCTGCATTTCTAGAAGGTTGGTTTCTAAAACGTCCGTGAGGACAAATACGATGTTGGTTATCGTATTCAGTTTGTCTGTTCCTTGCATAATCGTGTATTCTTATTTCTAATTTGAATAAATCCCCTTCGTTCTGTTTCTTCTAACAGTGAAAAGTCTTCATCCTTGATTTCACATTCTGTTTCGTAGTTCACGGAAGTATAACTTGGGATATTGAACTTTTTCCGGATTCTTACGATAACATCCGGATTTCTTGTTACCCAGTAAACGGTTATTCTCATGGTGATATCAGCATTTTTCTAGCTTCCTCATCTCCTGCATCAGCACGGTGCTTGATTTCAATGTACTCAGCATAAGAGATTCTGTTATCTCCACGCTCCTCTATCTCTTTTTCACGTTGGTTTCTGTATCGTTCACGCTCTTTCCGTTCAATATCTTTCCGACGTTCAGAAACGTAGTCCAGCATCGCACTTGTTATTTTCAATGGATCTATTGAACCGTAGAACCGCCCATACTTCCCTGACTTAAACCGTGCTATGAAAAAACAGATTTCAGCGGCATTTATATAATAATACTCCGAAAGGAATATCTCCGATAGTTCAGAAAGTTGCTCTTTCGCTATCTTGGTTGAAACTTCTGCAAAGTCATTCAATGAGCCAAATTGTATCTTTAGCCATTCTATCGGTGTTTCATCCCCATAAGTAGAAGACAATAGTCCTAAACTCGGAATGCTGTCATTCAACGCCAGTTCTGAATGGGTTGCATTACATCTGACAAGTTTGAACTGCAAATCAGGGTTGTAATCAAGAATGAATTGTGCAGGATCGGGATATTTATTCAATAACGCCCTCTGCTTCAAGTTCCTTTCTCTTTTTTGCGGCAGCTTCTCTAACGGTTGTAGCGACTGCAAGAATTGAATCACGTTTTCGCTGCTCGCTATCCTGTTGATTTTTACTAAGTCTTGTCCCATTATAGTTTCCTTCCAATATTTTAGTAAAGTTTGCTTGTTTGAAAATCCAATCAAAGTCGCATTTCCAATTGCGGTCATTAGCTCCAAGTAGGAACGGGGATTGAAGAATGAGATTGAAAACACTCCTCACTGACTCTTTCCCATATTGGGCTATCCGGGCTTTTACAGCCTTTTTTCTCACATCAGTCATTGATCTTATCTGCTGGAGTCTGTCTTTGAATGTGGTATTATAGTATTCCATCAATCCGCTGTAATCAATCTTTTCAGAGGGGGAGGGCGAAGAAAGCTTGGCTTTCTTTGATACTCCGTCAGGAGTATTTTCTTTCTTTTGATGTAGAGATATATCTATATACTCTCTTTCTTCTTTCTTTGTATTTGTGCCCTCTGTGTGCCCTGATTTTTGTAAAAGTTCGGATTGCGGTAGATTGTTGTTCATGGGCTGTGCCCCAAGTTGTGCCCTTAGTTGTGCCCATTCGTGTCTTAATTCATTGATTTCCTTTTCAATACCTGTGTCCTTACTTGTGCCCTTGGTTGTGCCCATTGGATTATATTCTTCATATTTACATAAGGTTATAAGGTTCATTCCTTGATTGCACTCAACAGTTATCATACCTTTCTTTCTAAGATGCACAAGAAAGGAACGCACCTTCTTTTCAGACCATTTCCAACGCTGTGACAGAAATCTTATGGATGCAGGATATTGACCTCTTGAATAAGAGATTTCTCGACCTCCGATACTCTCCTTTCGGGGCGTTGCCTCAAATCGTGCAGACTGAATTAAGTCTAACCACGCTTCGCAACTGCTAAAAGTACGGGCTTCATTCCACATTTCATTCGAGAAAAACCTGCGGCTTAGCCTCAAAAATCCTTCGTCCATAGTCTTAGAATCTCACGTTAGTTAATTGCCTTCCGTTAGAAAATACAGCCCACTTACCATTACCGCTATCAAACAATCGTAAATCCGACACCTCTCCGAAACGTTTGATGTTACCGCATAAATCCACAATCCATCCACATTCTTTAGAAGGATGCGGGCGGATGGCACGACCGACTATCTGATACCACATGGCAAGTGACATTGTAGGACGTGCCATAACGACCGTATCAAGTTCCGGATAGTCAAAGCCAGTCGTAAGTACACCCACATTAGCTACTACCGGAATTTCACCAGCTTTGAACGCCTCAAGAATATGTTCACGTTCTTTCTTAGGAGTATCACCTGAAACGATAGCGCAACCGGGTATTGACATCGTTAACCGTTCCGCTTCTTTCAAAAAACGGGTAAAGACCAAAATACCCTTCCGT